TCAAATTAGAAATAAACAAGATAGTTTATATGAAATGGTAATAAAACAAATTAAATCATTGATAACATCCAAAAGTAGTAAGGTTTTAAAAAATGGAAAGTAATAAACCAACAGTTCAAATGATGGGCAGGTATCAGCCATGGCATGGGGGGCACCGCGAATTATTTAAACAAGCAGTAAAGAAAACAGGACAAGTTGCTATAATGATACGTGACATGCCTGTTGATAATAATAACCCGTTAGAGTTTAGCGAAGTATCAGAAATAATTACAGAAGACTTAACTAAGCATGGCTTTACAATTGGTAAAGATTATGTTATAATGCAAGTACCTAATATTGTAGACATTACGTATGGACGTGATGTAGGTTATTCCATCTCTTTAGAAAGACTGCCAGATGAAATAGAAAATATTTCTGCAACGGAGATTAGAAAGATATGGGAAGAAGAGCGTAAAAAAATGAGTTAATATGCAATTAACCGAAAATGTTTATTTTTATGAAAATGTAATTGGCAAGGATACATGTAATAAAATTATTAATTTATCTAACGGGCAATGGAAAGAAGGAGTAATAGGATACAATAAAGAAACTACAAATAAAATTAAAAGACAATCATCAATTTACTGGGTTGAACAGCAATGGGTGTTTAACCTTGTTAGACAATATATAATACAAGCAAATATAGATGCAGGTTGGAATTTTGATATTTCTTATATGCCGCCTTTTCAATTGACTAAATATGACAAAGGTGATTTTTATGATTATCATGTTGACGGGTTCTCAACTGTTCCGTACAACCGAGAAGATTTAGGCGAAGCAAACGGTAAAGTTAGAAAATTATCTTTTTCGTTGCTCTTAAATGATACATATGAAGGCGGTGAACTTGAAATAGGAATTTTAGGACAAAAGTATCTTGATTCCATACCAAATTTAACATCTGATATGCCTGAGTTTACATTTAATGAAGTAACTAAAAAACCCGGTTCTATAATTATATTTCCGTCTTTTTTATGGCACAGAGTTAAATTGATCACCAACGGTAACAGATATTCTTTGGTAGGATGGGCAATGGGCCCACCATTTAAATAATATAAAAAAATTAAATATAGAATATGAAAATAGGATTTATAGGTCTTGGTAAACTAGGTCTTGAATGTGCCGAGGCAATAGTAGACAAAGGCATACCTGTTACTGGATACGATATTAAAGAAAGAGAAAGCAATAAAGTATCCATTGTATCTGACATAAAAGATGCAGTAACGGGAATGGACTTTATTTTTATTGCAGTAGAGACACCACACAATGCAAAATATGATGGTAGTATTCCGTCATCTCATTTATCAAACAAAGATTTTGATTATTCGCATGTTAAAGATGTTCTCGGTCGAATTAATAATGTAATAACAAAAGATCAAACTATTGTATTAATTAGTACTGTATTACCTGGAACATGTAGAGAACAATTTATACCTATGTTAGGATTTGGAACAAATTTTATATATAATCCATATCTAATTGCAATGGGAACTACTACATGGGATATGTTAAACCCAGAAATGATTATTATCGGTAATGCTACAGGTAAACAAGACAATGTTACAGCCGAATTAGTAGATTTTTATAACATGTTGTTAGAAAAAAATAATACTAGATTTGAAATAGGAACATGGGACGAGGCCGAATGTATTAAAATATTCTATAATACGTTTATATCTGCAAAAATAGGATTAGTAAATATGATACAAGATGTTGCCGAACGCAATGGTAATATAAATTGCGATGTTGTTGCAAATGCTATTGCTAATAGTACTCAGCGTATTATTAGTCCTTTGTATATGAAACCGGGTATGGGCGACGGAGGCCCATGTCATCCTAGAGATAATATTGCATTGAGATATCTAGCAGAAAAATTAGATCTAGGATACGATTTATTTGATGCCATAATGACCGCTAGAGAGACGCAAGCAAAAAGATTGGCAGAAAAATTAATTAGTTATGATTTACCTGTTGTTATCTTAGGCAAGGCATTTAAACCTGATGTAGAATTTACAGACGGCAGTTATGGAATGTTAGTAGGACACTATGTAAATAAGCTCGCACCACACTTAGATTTATATTATGACAAAAATCTAGATGATACGTTCGAACCTATTACTGAAGAAATACATGATGTACCTTGTACATATCTATTAGGCCATCGAGGTAAACATTATGATTTTAATTTTAATCGTAATAGTATTATAGTAGATCCTTGGAGAGAGTTTGAAACAGATAATAATAACATTAAAAAAATAGTTTATTATGGAGATACCAGATCATGAATAAAGTTAAACGTATATTAAGAAGAATATGGTATTATATTCGATGGCCATATGATTGGGTTGTATTAGAAATAAAGTACAGAAGAAAACTTAAAAAACTTCGAGAACAAGATCCTTTTATATATGACTGATGCTTGATGTATTTTTTCTAAGTTATGACGAACCATTTGCAGATGAACATTACGAATTGCTTCAGTTAGTAGCACCTCATGCAAAACGTGTTCACGGCATTAAAGGTATTTTTAACGGCCACAAAGAATGTGCTAGACGAGCTATGACAAAAAACTTTTATGTTATAGACGCCGATGCAATTCTAGAGCCTGACTTTGATTTTAGTTTTGAACCTGAGTGGCACCAACAAGATCATATATTTGTTTGGCGTGCAAAAAATCCTATTAACGGATTGATTTATGGCAACGGTGGTGTAAAATTATTTCCTACAAAAATAATACGTGAAGCAAGTAATTGGCTTATAGACTTTACTACATCTGTTGCAGGTAAGTTTAAGCCTATGTCGCAAATATCTAATACTAACGGATTTAATTACAGTCCGTTTAGTACATACAAATCTGCATTTAGAGAATGCACAAAACTCGCCAGCAAAATAATACACAATCAAAAAGATGAAGAAACAGAAACACGATTACATATTTGGTGTACAGTAGGTGCAGATAAACCATATGGTAAGGACGGAATGCGAGGTGCAAAAGATGGCAAGGCTTGGGGATTAAAATATAGAGATAATCCTGAAATGTTAGATAAAGTAAACGACTTTGAATGGTTAGAATGGAAATTCATGAACTCTTAGATCGATTTGAATTAATATATCAAAAAGATTTTATATCTAATTTGCGGAGATCTTACATAGATAAAGATTTACATAGCATATTTAAATTATTAGATGAAAAAGGATACGATCAAGATCTAAAAAAACTTATTTTATTTGATGACTATTATGCTTTATGGAGGTTATTAGAAAGAGAAACTAAATCTGCATTGATACCTGCAATTAAAAAACATTATAATATATTAGGCGATGCATTATCGCAGGGGCAAATTAAATCTAAGCAATGGTTACTCAGCAAAATAAAAGGATTAGATCTAGGTACTGTTTTTATTTGTGCTGGTTGGTATGGAATACTCGCTACAATGATGTTTGAAGACGAAAATGTATATGTAGACAGAATACGAAGTTTTGATATAGATGATAGTTGTTATGAAATTGCCGAAGATTTTAATAAACCTTGGGCTCAAGATAATTGGAAATTTAAAGCATTAACACAAAATATTTTAGACATAAATTACGCAGAACATTCTTGGACATTTTGGTCCAAAAAGAATAATAGAGAAAGTTATCCTATAACAGATATACCAAATACAATCATTAATACAAGTTGTGAACATATAGAAAATTTTACAGATTGGTTTAATTTAATACCTGCAGGTAAATTAGTCGCACTTCAATCTAACAATTATTTTGAAATAGATGATCATGTTAATTGTGTCAACAATTTAGATGAGTTTAAACAACAAGCACCTTTAAGTAATATTATATACGAAGGTGAGCTTGAATTAGAAAAATATACAAGATATATGTTAATTGGTTATGTATAGATATGAAGATATAACTACTGTTCATATTGAACCAACACAACTTTGTAATGCAGCTTGTCCTCAATGTGATCGTAATCAAAATGGAGGATGGGATAATCCTTACCTCACAGGTGCAGATTTAACCTTAGCAGACTATCACAAAATATTTCCTGCCAGTTTTATAA